CGATGAGACCCAGGCCTTCCTGCTCCGACAGGAGGTCCTTGCGGAACGTGAGCCGATGGGTGGCGTACCGGGCCGAGGCATCGGCCCAGATCTCTGTGACGGCCATGGCGTGCTCGCGCTCCATCTGCTCGATCTTCCCGAGGCGCTCCAGGCGCCCGGCCTCGTCTTTGTCGCGGATCTTCTCCAGCTCGGCGGCGAGCCATTTCTCCACGAGCAGCCGGTCCGCCCCTTTTTCCCGCCAGACCGAGGCCTGGCGCTCGGCATACTCTGCGGCGGTCAGCGTGTCGCGGGCCCAGAGCTCCTCGATGCGCTCGTTGAGCTTCGCGATCTCCTCGAGGCGCTTCTGGTTCTCCTTCTCGGCGATGGCGGCCTTCAACTTTTCCTTGACCAAGAACTTGTCGCGCTCGGCCTCGGCGCGCTGGAGATTCCCTTCGGAATAGGGATCATAGGGGCGCTCGGCCGTAATCTTTTGGCGATGACCGGTCCAGTATGCCTCCAGCGGCTCCATGAAAGCGTTGAACCCGAAAATGCTCTTGGCTTCTCCGGCATTGCTCTGCAGGAAAGTGCGATAAACGATATCGACGACGGCGATGATGCCCTTGCCGGCCTCTTCCTTGAAGTTGTTCCATTCGGCCCTGAGGCGCTGCATGCTCTCGTAGGCTGTTTCGGCATCGCTGCCGAAACGCGCCGTCTGGATGGACAGGTTCGCCAGCGCGATATCGGTGAGCCTGATGTCCTCCACCCCGGCGGCGATCGCCTTGTTGAGCAGGTCCATCTCCTCCTTGCTCACCAGGCCGTAGCGCCGCAGGGCCCGGGGCATCTGGTTGGCGATGGCGTCGGTGATCGTCTCGTAGGCCGTCTTGACGTCTTCGCCGGCCAGCCGGGCGGCGTACCGGGCCCCCGAGGCGATGGCGACCAGCTCGTCGCCCCGGAGCCCCTGGGTGAGCCCCTTGGCCGCCTTCTGCATGATGTCCGATTCGTCCATGATGCCCTTCGAGACGGACTTCATGGACTGATAGAGCTGCTCCGCGTTGATCCCGACGCTCTCGGCCATGAGCCGGTAGGATTCCTCGGCCTGTTGGGCCCGCGCGCCCAGCTCGGCCAGGTCCTTCCCGACGGAGGCAATCTGGTACAGGCCGACGCCGGCGATGGTGAAGGAGAAGAGCCCCTTGAGCCTCGACGAGATGCCCTCGGCCGACTTCATGAGGCCGTCCAGGGAGGAACGGTACTGATTGACGCCGGCCACCCCCGCCGAGGCGTCCGTGGTGATGCGCAGCCTGACCTCATTTTCCGCCATTGCGCTTGCCCTTCATCTCCTCGCAGTTCTTGCAGGCCCACTCGAGGAACTCTTTGCCGAAGACGGCCTCACATTCCCTCCGCTTTTCCTCGCCGCAGGGGCCCGGGGCGTCTTTCTTGCGCAGGGCCCGGAGCACCTCTTCCTCGAAGGCCGCGACCTTCTCGAGAAAGAGCCTGTCCGGGGCGATCCCGCAGCACCGGGCGGCCTCGCAGACGGCGGCCAGGTCGATGGCGTAGACGCCTCCGAACCCGACCCGCCACTGCGTCCGGCACAGCAGGAGGAGGTCCCAGACCGCGGCGTTGCCCGGCAGGATGTCCGCTTCCCCCTCACCCGAGACGAAGACCCGGGTGAGGTCGATCAGTTTTTTATTTCATCCCGCTGCCGCTCGGCCTGAGCGACCTCGAGGCTGTGGGCGAAGGCCATGACCCATTCGGCGAGGGCCGGCTGGTTCATGATCCTCTTCTTGGACTCCAGGTCCACGGGCAGGGGCCGCCCCTCTTCGTCCCCGATCCCCTCGAAGTCCTGGATGAGGTAGTCCGCCAGGGCCTCGTCGAGCTTTTCGGCGTCGGCCTTCTCAACGGGGACCATCCGCCGCGAGCGGGGGTCCAGGTCCATCTCGATGCGCACGAAGGGCCGGCGCAGCTCGCGCAGGACCTCCCCCGTCAGCTTGCGGACCCGCAGCCGCACGCCGTCCTGGAAGGCTCCCCACGTCCCGTCCGGCGGGTTCTGCGGGTCGAACCCGAGCTTCCCGATCTTCAGCATGGCATCCTCTCCCGGTCATCAGGCCGCGTAGGCCGAAACCTTGTTGCCGACCTTCACGCGGCAGCTCCCGTAGGTGTCGTCCTGGAGGACGACCAGGTCGCCGGCCTCGGCCAGGACCTTGCCGTTCACCGAGATCGGCGAATCCAGCACCGCGCACCGCGGGAACATGACGTTGACGTAGTAGTTGCGCCCCGACTCGAATTCGGCCCCGGTGGCCGTCAGGTTGACGCCGAGGTACTCGTTGTCCTTGATCTTCTGCTGCAGGATGAAGTCCCGCATCTGGCGGTTGAGCTTGAGGGTCTGCAGGCGTCCCTGCCGGATGACGTAGTTGGCGTAGGTTCCAGTGCCGCCCACGCGGAACTCGACGGCCAGGTTGTTGTTGACGGCATGCTCGATGCTTTCGATCTCGCTGGACATCGGGTGCCCTTCGAGGAAGGTCGTGCCGTTCCACTTGCCGCCCACCTTCACGACGAGATCCGTCACCCGCAGCGGGGGCTCCGTCACGCGCGCGGGGAACGAGGCCCAGGCGGGCTCCGCGGGCACGTAGAGGACCTCGTAGGTGGTCGACGAGGACGTGCCGCCGGGCGCGCTGATCGTCAGCACCGCCGGGGTCGCCGCCGAGACGGCCGTCACCGTCACGTCCTTCCACTCGCCGGTCGTCGGCACCAGCACCCGGACGAGATGCACGTTGTCGAGCCGCTCCTGGGCCGTGGAGCCCTGCACGGCGTTGGACGCCAGGGTGAGGTTCGTCGCGTTGTAGTTCGCCGTGACGGATTCCTTGTACATGTTGTCGGCGTATTTGCCCGTTCCTTTGATGCCCAGGGAGAGACGCGCCCAGGAATCCTTCGCGAAGGTGGCCGTCAGCGTGTCGACGTGCATCGAGGCGAACCGGCGCTTCATGACCGTCTGCCCGAGGCGCATGGCCGCCGTGAAGGCCGGCAGGAACATGTCCGTCGTCGGGGTGATGAGGTGCTCGTAGCCCGTTCCCCAGGCGCTGACGCTGCGCGACCCGAAGGCATAGGCGTATCCGAAGCCGAAGTGCTGGGCCTGGGCCTTCTCGAAGTCGATCGTCGCCTCGGCCAGGGCCCCGAGGTCATAGACCGTGTCGGCTTCCTCCTTGCCCGTCAGCTCGTTGCGGTTGTCCTCGCGCCGCGGCTTGAGCAGGATCACGTTGCCCTTGGCCACGAGCATCGAGGTGTCGAGGGTCTGCTCCGTGTTCAGGGCGGTCTCCTTCGCGTTGGCCGAGACGGCCAGCAGGTTGTAGTCGGCCAGGTAGTTTCTCATCGCGGCTCACCTCCTTCCTCGGGTTCCTCCATGGGATCGAACCGGTCCTCGTATCCCGGCGGGATCTCCGTGTAGAGCTCTCCGGCCCGGTAGGTCCTCAGGGCCATGGGGCCGTCCACGCAGGTGATGTCCGGGAAGCCGGGCTTGAGTCGATACTTCATGGCAGCCTCCTTAGCTGATCTTCAGCAAATTGATGACGTAATACCGGTACTCGGCCGTGCACTTCTTGCCCGAGCCGTAGGTGACGGACACGGTCACGCAGCGCAGCTCGCGCTCGTTGGCGGCATTCAGGATCGCATTCTCGGTGTCGCCGATGACAAGATCGTGCGTGCTGCCCACCGGCGTGAAGGGCGTGTCCCCCTTGATCTGGGTCCCGGTGGCCACGTCGTCGATCCGGTACGAGCCGGCCGTGGGGGTCACGGCATTGCCGTCCTCGTCCGTGAAGGACAGGGTGACGACGCTCGTCGATTTCTCGTTGACCGTGTCGTATCGGCCCATCTCAGAATTCCCATTTCGCGGTCTGGTATTCGATGAGGATCCTCACCGTGGCCCGCCCCACGCCCTCCTCGGCCGTCCTGAATTCAATTTCGTCCGAGACGGGTTCCGTCACCAGGGCCAGGCCGCCCCAGGTCTCGTCCACGGCGATGGCCGCGTAGATGTCCTCGACGTACTGCCGGACCGTCGACGGCGGCACGTCCCTGCCGAAGGCCTCGATCACGACGGCGACGCGGTTGTCGCGTTCGCGCATCGTCCATTCCGCGATCTCGTTCTCCGCGTCGCGGAATGAAATGGCGGGCAGATCGGCCGACGGGACGGGCGCGGTCTGCCACTCCAGGACGTTCGCCCCGATGTCCGTCCGGTAGCCGTTGGCTTTCCGGATCCGCCCGAGCCGGGTGCGCACCGCGTCGAGGATGCCCTGCCGGATGCTCATGCGCTCACCCCACGGCCTTCAGGACCGCCGTCGTCAGCCCCGTGCCGTCGGGCTGCAGATCGATGATCTCGTACTCCGTTTCGCCGATGATCATCGTGTGCCCCACGGCCGTTCCGGCCAGGTCGGCCGTCTTGCACAGCGCCTCGCGCCGGGTGGTGCGCACGCCCGCCGTCTCGCCCTCGACCAGGTCCGGCAGCGCATCCACGATGACGCTGATGAGCCGCGGGAGGGCCCCTTCCCCCAGGTCGGCCGTGACGGCGAATTCCCCGGCATTGAGGAAGACGTCCAGGTCGGTCAGCAGCTGATCGGCGAATGCGCTCATGCCTGCTCCCCCTGCCGCGGCGGCCGGCGCCCGTAGCTCAGGATCAGGCCGATGCAGACGGCGGCCACCGCCAGTTTCAGCAGGCCCGCCTCCGTGAGCTCCATGCGCAGTCCGAGCTGCTGAAGGTAGGCATAGCCCTGCACGATCGCGTCATAGGCCGCCGCCAGCGCGACAAAGGCAAGACCCACCGTGCCGGGGATCGTCGTCTGGAGGTCCTTGAGCCGTTCCTTGAGGTCCATCACCATTCCCCCTCGTAGAGCACGTCGTAGCATTTGTAATTGCGGAACTTGTCGGCGAGGTTGTCCGGATTCCACCCGTAGCCCGGGTAATCGCAGAGCCCGGCATGGTGGCAGTGCTCGACCACCAGCTCCGAGCATACCGGGATCTGGAGGATGTGCAGAAACCTCGCGAGCCCCGTCGCATGGAGGGCCAGCCGCCAGAAGGGATAGACCGTCCCGTCCCACTTCTTCACCTCATGATAGCCCCGCAGGAACGCCTGCATCGTCATGTCCCGGTGGCGGGCGATCAGAATCCGGCAACCCCTGTAGGCGTTGATGTCGTAGTGGGCGATCCGGCGCAGCGACTCGAACGTCGTGCCGTCTCCGGAGACGACGATGCCCGCGTGATTGTACGTGCTCTCGTGATCCAGGGCCTTGAGTTTCTGGGCCGCCAGGATGGCTCCCGCAATACAGGAACCGGTCCGCACGCAGAAGTAGTCGCCCGGCTTCAACGGAATCATGTCGGCCTCGATGCTATATTCTTCCGTCGGGGGACATGCTGAAATGGTTTCCGTCCCCCGGGATGTCGCCGCCCCACCGGTTCAGCGGGTGCAGGGACTTCCAGAATTCCCCCGCCGGCCGGTAGACCTCGCTGTCCGTCACAAGGGTCTTCCTCTCCCGGTCCACCATCGGGATGTCGATGGCGAGCCGCTCCAGGTGCAGGCTGTTGCCGCTGCCGATCCCCCGCTCGGCGTTGCGCCGCGCCTGCTCGGGGGTCCGCCAGAGCTCGCCGCCCACCACCCAGAAGCCCCGGTAGTGTTCCTGCATCCAGCGGATGAGGGCCGCGAGGTTCCCGAGGAAGACGTGCTGCATCTCGTTTTTCGTCATATCCCCGTTCCGTTGCGCAACAGTTTGTCGACCTTGCCGTCGATCTTGCCCAGCCAGGCGTTGACGCCCTTGAGGGCCTCCACGACCCCGGAATGGTCCTGGCAATGCTCGTTTTGGCACCGCCGCGGGGTGACGACCTTGAAAACGATGGCCACCACGGAAAAGCAGACGCCGCAGATTGCAATCGCCGTCCCGATGTCCATGTCCTTATTCCACCCGTAGCTTCCAGAAACACATTGCTTGGTGAGTCCGATTCCCGACGGAGCGGGAGGGACGCCCGGTCTCAGGCGAACCGCTTGCGGGCGAGCAGGGCACAGAACGAGTTGCCCGTCGCCGTCCCGCCGGCCACGGTGGCGACGGCCCGGACGATCCGTTTTGCGTCGCCGACGGCGAAGTGGATCTCCTCGCAGGCGGCCGCGTTGCCCACCTCGGTGAAGGCCGCGCCGGCGATGTCGGCGAAGCTGTACTGGAAGACCCTGTACAGCAGGCTCAGCGTGCTGATGTCGGCCCAGGTGCTGTAGTCCTCGGCGTTGCCCCCGGAAGCCACCGTGACGCCGTGCCAGTTGATGTAGTTGGTGTCCGACGCCGTGTAGTTGCTCGTCAGCACCAGGTGGTACACGGTCGAGTTGGCCACGTCGACGGGGGCGGAGAAGATGAAGTCATACCAGTCGTAGAAGGCCCCGACGCTGTTGGCCAGGATCGTGGCCGTGCCCAGGGCGGTGCCGGACGGGAACCCGCCGCTGTCCGTCTCGACGGTGAGGGTGAGGATCTTGTCCGATGCGATCGTGCCGGTCTTCTTGAGCTTGAGCGCGACTCGCTTGATGCTGCGGGCCCCGGACTGGGTGAACTGGACGGCGATCTTCGTCTTGCCGGACGTCACCTTGTTCAAGGGCTTGTCCGTGTCGCCCGTCTCGTTGTAATTGCTGCCCAGGACCGCAGGGTCCGAGGCCTGGAACTTCACATTGAGCGTGACCCCGGATCCCTGGGCCTCCGCGGCGAGGATCGCCTTGGAGTGCCCGAGGTAGTGGGACATGTCGAATTCCGGCCCCCTGTAGGTGGCGCCGCGAACGGCGAGAGGCAGGATATTCTTGACGTCGTAGTTCTGCAGATCGGCAATCATTTCTTCTTTCCTCCTTTGTCTTCCGGGGCTTCCGTCTTCCCCGCGAGGGCTTTCCTGGACTCCTCGCGGAGGGCTTGCTCGATCGCCCCGGCGTCCTCGGCCGTGACGGGCCGGGCCTTCTTCATCGCGCAGAGGACCCTGGCGTCCTTCTCCGTCAGGTCCGCCTGTTCGCCCTCGGCAAAGAACTTGCCGCCGATGTAGACGTTTCTCAACAGCAGGATCTTCATGAAGCGCTCCTTGCGGGGTTGCCCCGGGGCGGCATCCCCTGCGCCGCCCCGGGACGTCAGAGGTTATCAGTTGGTCGACGCGTCCATGATGGCGGCGAAGGATTCCGCCCGGCGGCTGGCCCCGTCCACGTCCTGGAGGACCCGGACGCGGACCGTGCCGGCGGCGCCGCCCGTGTAGGGATCGATCAGGATGTCGATGGCTCCCCACTCGGCGATGATGTAGTCGTTGAAATTGCCGAAGATGATGGCCGAGAGGTTCGACCCCGCGTTCTTCGTAAGGTTGCTGGGCACCTGGTTCGAGACGGCGGCGCGGTAGCCGTTGAGCTCGCCGAAGCCGGGCTCGTCTCCCCGGCCCCAGACGGGGATCTCGCCGTAGGTGGTGTTGGTGAAGGTCTTCTTGAGCTTGCCGCGGACCCTCGCGTTGGTCAGGTAGGCCAGCGCGCCCACGTCGGCGTTGTCGATGGACACCTCGGTCTCGAGGTCGACGATATGCGACCAGGTCGGGGCGCCGCCGTCGGTGCCGATGGCCACGGCCCCGATGCCCGAGGTCTGCAGGATGCCCAGCGGCTGGCTGGACCCGGAGCCCGCTCCGTTGATGGCCGCGGCGTCGATCGCCAGGGCCAGCACGGTGGCCAGGTCGTTGCGGACGAAGGCCTCGACGTCGAGCGAGGACTGGATGAGGAGCTTCCTTGAGATGTCCGTGAAGGTGCCGACCGTGCGGGGCGACAGGGCGACCTGCCCGAAGGTCTGCTGGCTTTCCGTCACGTCGACGTTCTCGCCGACCCAGTAGGCCGTCGCGCCGCCCGTCTGCTTCGGGACGGCGATGTCGCCCACGAGCCCGCCGAGGACCTGCGCCCCGAGGCGGCGGACCATCATCTTGTTGCGCAGCAGCTCGATGAACGAGGACGCGAGCAGCTCGGTGGCCACTAGGTGCCCGCCGGCCGTGGGGGTCCCCTTCGTCAGGTCGCGTTTCGCCGTCATGACGTCATAGGGCACGAAGAACCCCTGGGGCGACTTGTGCAGGCGCTTGGCCACGGCCTCCGAGCACTCGAACTCGAAGGCGGCCAGGCCGCGGTTGCCCTCGGCCAGGGCGCGGATCGCGCGCACGACCGAGAACTTCCGGATGTCGCGGTCGGAGAGGCCGATGGCGGGATCGGGGTCGACCACGGGCTTCGGGTTGAGCCGCTTGAGCTCCTCGAGGGCCCGCTTGAATTCGTCGGGGCTCGCCCCGGTTTCCACATAGCGGAGGGCCACATCGGCGAAGCGCTTGTTGTCGCCTTCCCTCACGAGTCCCAGGATCGCCTTGACCCGGGTGGACTCCTCGTCGCCGCCCTGCTTCCGGGCGTCGTCGATTCGCTTCTGAATCTCCTTTTCGTCCATCGTCTTTTCCTCCTTGTCGGAAATGGTTGTCGCGCCGACGCCCTGGCCGGCGGAAATCTGCTGCGAACGGCCGACGCCCACGCCGGGGTCGGCCGGGACCGTGACCAGGGAGATCTCGAGGGGCTCCCAGTCGGTGACGCGGTATGTCGCCACGCCTTCCTCTTCCTTCTCGAGGACCATGGCATGGATGTAATAGGAGACGGATGTCGTCCTGAGCACGCCCGCGTCCACCTCGGCCCGCTTCTCCTGACCCAGCGCCGACGGGGAGAATCGGACTTTCGCGCGGCCGCGGCGTGCCTGCCCGTCGATACGGGCGTTCTCGACGGCCCCGATCAGGAGATCGCGGTTGTGGTTGAACAGGAGGCTGCCCGCCGCGTTGAGCCTGTCCATCCGCACCGAGCCGGGGCTGTGATCCAGGATCTCGACGCCCCACCAGCGTTCGACGGGGGTGTCGCTGGAGAAGGAAAGCTCGTAGACCCCTTCCTTTCCCTCCTCGGCCCGGCACTCCAGGTCGATCTGGCGCGACGGGCGGCAGGAGGCGTCCCCGCCGTTGATCCTGTCAATGAGCTGCCTGAGTTTCGGGTCCATGCTGCGTCTCCTTCCAGCGGCCGTTGCCGCCTTTGTCTTTGCTGGTTCCCGCCCCGGCCGCGAGGGCCTCGTCCCCGCTTTCGCCCGGTTTCGCCGTGCCTGCGGCGGCCAGTTTGAGCCCCTTGCGGCTCATATACTCCTGCTCGTAGACGAGTTGGTCGACGTGTTCCTCGAAATCCTTTCCCTGCTCGGCCAGCAGGTCCGTCCGCGTCGCCATGCCGGACTCGAGCGATTCCGTCATCGCCTTGCCGTCCTTCAGGGGATCCACCCACGACCACGAGCGGCCGCGCCAGACCGCCGATTCGCAGATCCGCCCGAGATCGGACAGCTTGACATCCAGCGTGCGGCGCAGCAGCTGCATCCGCAGCCACCCCTCGAAGACGCGCTCGCAGAGGTCCTCGATGAGCCATCCCTGGATGGCCTTCCAGGCATCGCGCTCCTCGAGGGTGCCGGAGCGGATGGAGCTGTAATTGACGCTCTCCAGGTCGGCGCCGAGGCTGTTGTAGGACACCTCGAGGCCGCAGGCGATGGCGCGCAGGACCTGCTTGACGAAATCCCGGTAGGATGTCGTCGGGTGCTGCGGGTCGAACATGTTCATCGTCGTGCCGGGGGGCAGGACGGGGAAAGAGCCGGGCTCGGCCTCGATGTATTGCCGCCCGTCGGCGTCCCGGTCGTCACCCTGGAACATGCCGTCGGCCGTCTCGATGAACCCCATCTTCGCGGCGGCGATGCGTGCGGCCACCAGCTCGGCCTCCTCGTAGCCGTCCAGCACGTTCGTCTTGGCCATCACCGCGTAGGCCCAGGGGACGCCGCGGCGCTGGTTGTAGTCCATGATGATTACACGATGAGTGGCGAGCCGCTTCATTGTTTCATAAAGCACGAATCGCTCCCGCTGTGGGAGGCCGTGCAGAACATAGCTGGCCACGACGA